TTGTTGCCGTTCTCTCCTCAACGATTCAGGATCATCCGTAAATACCATCATCATACTGGCTGGCATCTTACGTTCAAAGAAATACCTATATAAATTCTTGTCCATTCCAATGAGAGTCAGAGCCTTCTCAAAAATAGTAAGGATTGGACTCCACCCATAAGTTTCAGATGGAGAAAACTTAGATAAATGAATAACTTCTCCATCATATAAGAAAATATGTTGGTTTCTATGATAATACTTATACATTACTGCTTGCATTTCTAGCTCACAGTCCTTATCCTGACATTTCCCAGGTTCCTCCTTCACATCCTCCCTATGAATAGGACACATAAAATGAGCGTTTTTAGGAAGTCCCGCAGCATCAAGGTCAAACTCAATTAACGCAGGATTCAATCTACGAATCTCATTAACTTTAGACCTAAGGGAACCATCATCAATCTTTTTATATTCTTTTACCAAATACAAGAAAGCATCATCAATAGAATTTAAGTCAAAATGAAACTGTCGTAACACTTCTTCTAAACTTTGATCAAAAATATTACAATCATCCATGAATTTAATAAGTCTTTCTTGTTGTTCGTGATCAGGATCTTCCACTAGGGGTACCCATTCAATTCCCCGCCTAAAAACTTCACCTGTTATGTGACCTATGGGAGAACGAACTTCTTCAATGGAGAAAGCCAGCATTTGTAAGTCCATGACTAATTGCTGGCGATACGCCATTTGATGACGTACCCATGTATTTACTACATGGTCTAATCCAATCGTGGGGGCATGGCCTGTTTCTCCCCCACTCGCTTTCATAATATCTAGGAAATTAATTTGCTCATTCATATTTATAAGCGTTTGAGCAAGTTTAGGAACTTCGGGTAAATAATCCGATAATTTCATACCTTATTCCTTTGCCAGCTTTTCAATATCTGACATACTAGTAAGCTTTAATAGTGTTTGCATTGCCATCTCTTTTAAAACAAACCCTTCTGAGCGTTTAGGTTGTTGGTTAATACTATACACTTTATCTTCTAAAGTCAATATCTGTTCTCGTAACTCTAGATTTTCGGTATCTTTATCTAATAAAGCTCGTTCTGAAGCACTTTGTTCACTAAAGGCAGCATTTTGTAATACCCCTAATCTAGAGGCTTCCTTTACTAACGCAATAAAAGCCCCTTCTGTAAGAATGGTTACAGCAGGACTTGAATCATCTACCTCATCTTCTGGCCCTAACTTCATTAAATCTTCATGCCATGTGTCTAATATACGCCAAGTATTCGTCACTTCATCTTTATTGGCTGTATACTGAACTTCTCGTTCTTTCAAAAACATTCCTACCATATGAACCTCCTACTATACTATTATACTTTAAAATCTAATTTCTTTACGCAATCTTACATGCACTCCATCCACATGTTTTACAGGTTTCACAACCACTTTCTTGAATAATCATAGGATTAGTACAATCACACTTGGCACTTACGTCAAATAAAGGCAATTGTTTATTATCCCTGTGTCCATTAACTAGTACTTCCTTATTTCGACTTCCGTTTCTATATACAGTAATGCCCTTACATCCTATCTTCCAAGCCAAAATATAAGCATTCTCAACCTCTTCAAAAGAAGCCCCCGAAGAAAAATTAATGGTTTTAGAAATACCAGAATCTACCTGTTCCTGAAAAACAGCTTGCATTAAAACATGATCTTTGGGAGCAATTTCAGGAGCCGTAATATATATCTCTTTAACCCAATTCGGAACCTCTGCCCTCTCCTTTAATAAACCACCTTCAGTTAAATAAGACATTAATTCATCTGAATAAAATCCATATTCCTGAGCATCTTTCTGAAACTGGTCATTCATATAAAAAAGTGTTTGGCCCTCTAAAATATTTTGTTTTCTCCATGCCAACGCAAATAATGGCTCAATACCACTAGCACAACCAGCAATCATAGAAATAGTACCCGTGGGCGCAACTGTTAGTCTACACGCATTTCTAAAATTCTCATATATTTTATATTTACTGTTCTCCCAAGCGGGGAAAGTTCCTCTTATAGCCCCTAATTTCAAAGATTGGACTGTTGCAGTCTCTTTAATCACTCCCATTAGTTCTTTACCTACTTCTCTAGCTAACTCTGAATTATAGGGAATGCGTAATTTAATTAATGCATCTGCGAAGCCCATGACCCCTAACCCAATCTTACGAGTAGATTTAGTCATTTGAGCAATCTCAGGAATACTATAATCATTCGCATCAATAACATTATCTAAAAATTGCACAGCTAACTTCACAACTTGTGTTAACCTATTCCAATTAACAGACTCTTTCCAATTCTCATTAGAAGAATATGTAACAAATTTAGATAAATTAATAGACCCTAAATTACAACTTTCATAATCCAACAGCGGTTGTTCCCCACAAGGATTAGTCGCAATCATAGGGCCATATTCATTTATCATTATATTATCTATATTAATCCTATCCAAGAAAACCATTCCTGGTTCTCCATTTGTCCATGCTCCTTGAATTATTTTCTGAAATAATTCTCTTGCTGATTCCCAACGGACTATCTCTCCAGTATGTGGGTCTATTAACGGGTGCTGATAACCACCCTCAATTACATTAACCATAAATGCATTATCTACTGCAACAGAAATATTAAAATTATGAATATCTCCTTCAATATGTTTACACGCAATAAATTCTTTAATGTCTGGGTGGTATACAGACATCACAGCCATATTTGCTCCATCTCTTTTACCACCTTGCGTTATCATACTAGAAATACGGGATAGGGTCTTCAAAACCTCAATAGGGCCACAAGCTTTACCATGTGTAGTATCAATTCTAGACCCCTTAGGCCGAATTTTAGATAATGCAAAGCCTGTGCCACCGCCAAATTTCTGCACCATTGCAGCATCTGTAGCAGCTTTCATAATCCCTTGCATACTATCTTCTAATGGCAAAACAAAGCAAGCACTAAGAGTACCTTCTGAAGTGCCCGCATTCATTAATGTAGGAGAGTTCGGTAAAAATTCTAGATTATACATCATTTCAAAAAAAGAATCTTCTAATAAAGAAATCTCCATAGGAAGCGTTTCATATTGATATTCTACCATTGCTAAGGCATGAGCAACTCGTCTAAACAACCCAATATCATCTTCTATAACCTTTCCTTCTTTATCTCTTAAATAGTACCTATGGTTTAAAATAATTTCAGCTTGTTCAGAAATACAATAGTCTAACAATGTTATTCCTCCTATCCTCTATACCCACAATATATACAAAGTTTACGTTCTGGTACCCAAAATTCAGGCTTACAAATAAGTTCCTCACAAACTGGGTTTGGACAATCTGCCATCGTTAAATCCGCATTGATTATCCTAGTATAGTCTACTTGTATCCCCCCAGGCAAGCCCATTGTATCAGGTTTATCCGCAGTTAAATCATCAATTATAGGAGTTTGTTTTTCTTCAGGTAATAATTCTGCGTGGTCATCTGGATCAAGAAATCCTTGGATATTACCTAAGTGAAGCACCCCAAATCGTCCAGTTTCCCACGAAGCTAGTAATGCCATACCAATAGAAAAAAAAGCATCCCCATGGCCCATTGGGGTTTCAGGAGCCTTTAATTCATTATTAACTGATAAAATTTGTTGCTTCTGGCGTTCATCTTTAAGCAATGATAATTGACCAGAATGTACATATTCTTCAAAAATTTGAGCCATAGTATTTTTCGATTTAAGAGTAAACGACAAAGGTTTCCATCTAAAGTCTAACCCCCGATCTTCTAACTCTCCTCTAGTATTATCCACATATCCACGGTCAAGGTCGAAGTTTTCTGCTACTTCATTAAGAAACTCAATTTGGTCTGAGTAATTCCACCCGTCTAACCAAGATTGATGAATCTGAGTAAGCTTTTCTCCCTCCCTTTGAAAAATAACTAAGTGAGATGGGTGTCGTTTTTTCCCTACGTCAAATCCCGCAAATAAAAGTGCCCCCTCTGGCTTTCTATACTTACGAGATACTGGTATATCCTTTAAAGTTCCATCTTCACATTTACTAATATCTGCATCATTAAAATATGTTTCTGTTGCATAATGCGGAACTAGTAAAAACTCGGAAGCAAATGATTTAGGTCTAGCTGCTTGTTGTTTCAACAACCATTCTTCATTATATAATTCGGGCATTAATACCCGTCTCCCTGGAACGGGATTAAGAGCGGGTAATACCCTAGAAAAGAATCTCTCATCTTCTTGAAGCTTTGCCAACAAATCTCCAGGCATCATAGGAGTCCCCATTACAATAACAGGTACCCCCTTAAGGGGAATAAATAAAGATTCAGTAAGAAAATGTTCTTCTACCTTAGTAACTTGCCCAATGTTCAAAGGATTTTCAGGGTCACGAAGAATATCATCTGCAATTAAAGCCCCATTTACATGCATTCCTCGTTTAAAGGAGAACAATCCCCCATGTCTAACATCCATGGGTTTCCCATTTACCAGATATCTAGCAGAAAAGTCAGCTTTAGGTGACCTATTATCCATCCATTCTCGGAGAATGTAGTTTCTAGAGATGGCTTTATTAATTTCAGAAATATGATATCTTGCCATCGCATCACTATAAGATAAATACAACACAGCACAATCTCTAGGAGATTTTAACAAAGACCACACGCTAAATGCATGGCCTAAAACGGTACTTTTAAAATGAAATCGAGGAAGAACAGCACAATAATTTAAGCCTTGTTCTAAACAATATTCAATATCTTCCGCAATCTGTCCAACGTGCCAAGCATTAAAATACTCTGGATTATCGAACCCGTGTGCCCACACATTAATAAGAAAGTCGTGAAAAGACCCCACTTGTATTTTTTTGTTGGTTAATAGACCACTAGCTAATCTATCAAACGCATCAGAAAAAGTAGTTACTTCTTGTGTCATACTATAGAAGACTCCTTTGTTTGAATTAAGGCTTTAAGTCTAAAGGCAACTTTACGTAACAAGTCCTCATCAGAAATTTCCTCTACCAATACACTTAAGACATTCTGAACAAACTGTAAATTAATCATACCTTCCATGACAATTCGTTCCCCCTTGATACCAAGATCTAAAGCCTTGGCAGCTTCAAAAGCTTTATCAAAGGGCAAATGGTCAAGTTCAAGCACGGCTTTCTGACGAAGCTGACCATATTCTTGTAAATGTTCTTGTTGAATACGAGTAAACCTCTGCCCACTAGATTCTTTAACTTGTTCAATGGCTTTTGTTTGGATTTCTATTTTATGTTCATCCCAGCCATTTTCTCTAGCCCACATATAAATAGTAGTTGCTTTTACAGATACTGTAAATTCATCCCATAACTGCTCCACTATTTCTCTAGCGGATTTGTCATCATGAAGATATAGTTCTAAAGCCCTAATCTTCACTTCAGGACTAAATGATTTTGGCATACTCTCTCCTATACATTATATTCTTTAATATTCGGTTTTACAATGCCCCTACGTGGAGCTTTATCCTTATTATCCCATTTAGAAGGTATATCAAAAGATTGGTCACTAGGATGTTGTGAATCAATGTTTCCACCATAAGGAGTGCCATCAGATTGTAATAGGCCAGCAAAATTCAAGTGCCCTGTTTTCCTAACAGCAGCAGTAAAGCACTCAGGTTTATCTCCTGTATATTTCAATGCTATTTCTCCCCTGGTGCAGATGCCTCTCCATACCCCCGCATC